ATTAACAGGAGTACCAAAGCTGATAGTAATAAGATGTACTGGTCGTATCTCACTTGTGGAAAGTTCTGTTTTTACTGATGATGTTAGACTTCTTGTCATATAATTCTATTGTCCTAAATCTTAATTTTTCACTATTTTTAACTGTTGTCCAATGTGTTCCTTTTTGTGGTCTTATAAATTGTTTAAGGTTATTTCTTCCGTTACCTAAATCTACCTGATCTTCATTTACAATATATTCTCCTATTTTATCAATGTTTGTCCAATACCTTATAATATATTTTTTCTTTTTAAGCATTATAATGCTTCTTCAACATCAAGTTCATATTTGTATAATACGTTGCCACTTGTATCTGCTCCAACTGCTCCAAATTCCTGAAGATCAGAAGTTAAATAAACTGTAAAAGGCACGTTGTCATAAGTAATCACACCATTGTTTGCTGTAGCTGTTATCAAAGCTGGTTCGATTGTAACGGTTGCGGCATTACTCGAACTGGTCACATCATTAATCACCATATAAATTTTACTATGCGAGTTGAACTTGATAAAATCTCCAGCTAAAAATCTTCCAGCACCATCTCCAGCGAATCCATCTAAATCAATCGTAGTATCTCCAACTGCGTGAATTCCATCTGTGCTTACTGTTCCTGTTTCATTTCCTCTAGCATCTTCAATTTCAGGAGGGATAATTGTAAAAGTTTCTTTACCTGATCTTTGTTTAACAATAAAAGCCATTAACTCTCCATAAACACTTGAACGATTTGAAGTAATAATTGAAGCGGTAAATCCCCATCGTTGTCCATCAATTTGTCTTGCTAATCTTTTACCACTATCAGATTTAGATATAATTGTAGTTTGTATAGACTTAATTCCTAGAGTAGAAAATTTAGCAGAAGATATTGGAAATGCACCACTCATTAGACTATGTTACTCGCACCCCTTTCATTAACTGCTTGATTAATAATACTTGATATTGTTCCTCTGTTTTGAACTAGCATATCAGAAAATCCACTAGCATCTAAAGTTGTGATGCTAAAATTAACATTAACAGAACCACCGCCAATACCTCTAGCATTTTGAGTTACTTGTCCTGAAGTATTAGGTATAAATAACTCTGGTCCACGTTCTCCTACAATAGATGGTTGACCTTTGCCTAATGCTCCACCATGTTGTAAGAAAGCTAAAAATCCTAATGGATTTCCACTCATTAACAAACCCATACCTTGTACTTTTTGTTTCTTTTCTTCTAATTCTAATTGTTTCTTTTTTTCTCTAGTAATAAATTTTTCAGTTATCCATTTATTAATTAAGATACCCAAAGTTGTTTTTTCTAAAAATACTTGTAATGATAATCTTAAACCTATCTCAATCATAGTGGCTAACATTTTGACTAATATTTGTTCAACAATTTGTTTGAAAGTTGCCGCTAAATCTTTTCCTAATACAATAGTTTCAGCAATACCTTTTGAAATTCCCTTAATAGCAAGATCAAGGTTTGCCATTAATTGACCTGACAATGAAGTTAATTTAGTTAATGCCTTTTCATTAAAGTCAATCATTTCTTGTCTAAATTTAGAGAAATTCTTATCTAATAATTTTGCTTGTTCTGCCGATTTATTTAACTCATCATAAATTAATTTTTGTTGTTTAAAAACATCTGCTGAGAAACTTTCTAAAGTTTCCATAGCTTTGTTCATAGCTTTGGTAGATTTTCCCCAGTCGTCAGTAGTTTTCTCATTAAAACCTAATTTGTTAGCAATAGCTGTTAAATCTATTCCTATTGCTTTAATTAACCAGCCAACTCCTATAATCGCCAATCTTCCCTTTGTGCCAAGCATTAGGAAACCTATAAGACCCATTGAGGCAACTGCTGGGGGTAGTAGCCGCATAACTTCAAAAATACCCTGTATAGATGTCATCACAACTTTAAAGGGTGTTCTTAAAGTATCAACCAACTGTGCACTTCCTATTAAAATAAATTTAGTCATTTTTATTAAAGTGTTGGATAAACCTTGTGCTAAACTAGTAAGTCCTTTTTCGTTTTGTTCTATTCCTCTATTAATTAATGCCAAACCAGTTTTAAGAAAATCAAAAAATCCACCTTGATTAGTGTCCATTTTAAATTTAAAAAGTTTATCGCCTAACATTGATAAAGTTCCAGTAAGGGTAGTTGACATCACTTCGGTTGCTTTACCAAACTTTCCATTTTTACCAAATATTTTTTCAAATTGTGCTTGTGTTTGTTCAACAGTATATGAAACTCCTTGTTGAAAGCCTAACATAGCAGTTACACCTCTTTCCCTAAACATATCTGCTGAAGCTATACCACCTGAAAAGGCTCTTTGAATTTGCTCTGCAGTCATACGAAAATCTAATCCTGTAACTGAGGCAACATTACCAGTAATTTCTAAAACCTTTTGAAGTTCTTTAGCACCACCAGCGGCAACACTTGTAATAGTTGCTAAATTTCCTGATGCGGCTGATATTTGTTCTAATGAAAAAGGAACTTTTGCGGCAAAGCTAGTTAAAGTTTTAAATGCTTCTCCACCTACTTTAGTTGATTGAAATAGGAAATTAAATTTAATTTCTAACTGTTCAATTTCCATTCCAGTTTTAACTAAATTCCTTATAAGGAGTCCACCACCTATACCAATGAGTGCTGACTGCAAGGAGAATACAGAACTTCTTAATCTCCCTAAACTAGCTTGAACACCGCTAAAAGCCTTTCTTGTTTTATCTTTTGCTAATACATTTATTTTTAAATCTGCCATTTATTTCCCATGCATACTTTTGCGTTGTTCACTTTCCATCATATCTTGTTCTTCTAATAAATATCCTAGCCAAGTATTATACTCAAAACAAGACATATTCAAGACTTCTACCATAGACATTTTAAGTCTATCGGCAATTACCATGATATTCTTAAATTCAAAACTATTTATTATTTTTTTTTTTGCTCTTGGGGAGTAGGAGTAGCACAAATTTGATTGGCTATTTTGCCGATAACTTCAGGATCAACTTTATGTTTTAAACCCAAAAGATCTTCAGGAAGAAAAAGTTTGTTTCCACTTTTATCAAGTGCTTTTGTTACGACAATAGTCGCCATTAAAGAAATATCTTTATAAGCAACGGTCGCATCAGGAATCATTTTATGACGTTCTCCTAATGTTAATGGATTCCAATAAACTGTTGTAGGTTTACCGTGTTCATCAGTCCATTCCTCAACTTCCATAGATTGAGTACCAAACGAAGCAAAGTGTTCTTTTGCTCTGTCTATGACTTTCATAAATTAGATTATACGGTTGCTTGTGTTAATGCTCCAGTACCTTGAACAGTAACACTTCTTGATGTTATACCGTCCATAGTAACCGCTACTGACATTCCTGTTACAAGTCCTGTTCCAGAAAAAGATATATCTCCACTTGTATTACCCTCTGGTAATAAAACGAAAGCCAAACTAGAACCAGCATCTAAAGCTTCTTGTGCTACAACTCCCTCGTCCCAGTGCATATCTATTGAACCACTCCAAGATGTTCTACCAGCTGTAAACGCTTTTACAGAATCAGTTAAAGCTGTGTGTTCAACAACATCTGCTGTGGTTTCTAAAGTAAAACCTGTAACATTTGCCGCAACATTACCAGCTACTGTTACTACACCTTCTTTTCCGTGATGTGCCGCCATTATTTATACTCCTTTTTAAATTCTGGTTTTTTAGGTTGTGATTTAACTACAACTTTTTCAATTCCATTCTTTTGTTTATAGCCAAGTCTTTCAAATTTAGCAATAGAATTTTCATTAATTATTACTTCTTCTGAACCTTTTGTCATTTTAATATCTTTAGCCATAAATTTTATATACCTTATGGTGTTCCTGATGTAAATAGATAAAAACAACGTACAACAACACGAACTCCACCTACTGGAAACATAAGACCCTCATCAGTTTCAATTGAAACAGTTTCAGTATCGTTAGCATACCCTCCTCTTGTTCTATCAGAGTCTAAAGCTGTTTCAATAGTAGTAATTAATTCGTTCCTTTTCGTATCAATATTAGTTTCAGCAGATTGAGTAAATCCAGCAATTATAAAATCTATATTAGCTTGTCTTGTAAGGTTTGTTAAATCTATATCTTCTCTTGTTTCATCTGCGGTTTGAACCCAAACACACGGATATTGTTGTTGAGATAATTGGCTTAAATCAAAAGGTTGTCTAGTTACTTTTTTAAATTCAATAGGACTACTCACTGCGTCTAATACTGTAACTATATTATTTGCTATATTTTCTCTTACACTCATCTAGGTTTTCTTCTATTCATTTCTTTTTCAACATATCTAATAAATACTCTTTGTATAAATTTTTCTTCTTTAGGTCTAGTAAAACCAAAAAATGGTCTTGATGGTTGTTTAGTACCTCTTGTTATTATATTGGCTTTTAATTCTTCTGATTTCCTACCAAAATAAACTTGTGCTTTCCTTTTATTAATTAATTTTGTTTGTATAGAACCTAGCATATCTCCTGTTAGACGTAAATCAACAATAGTAGGTGATCCAATGGATTTTAAATATTCTACATAGGCATCTGAATAAGATGGAAATTTACCTGATAAACCTTTACCCTTTTTAGTTCTTTCTAAAATTAAAGTTTTAAGTGCAAAAGCTGATTGTTTTAATCCTTTTGTAGTTAACTTTGGAACTGATTTAAAATATCTGCTTATTTTTTTAGATAAGAGTTTAGAATTAGTTTTAAAAGATATATCAACTGCCATTACCTTTGAAGTCTTTGATAACCAACAAGAGGTTCTCTTTCAGAACTTGAAATTTCAGTATCTCCTGAAGAATCATATTCAACACCATCTTCAATAATAGATTTAAACTCACTTGAATATCTTGACATATAAAAATCTGCCATACGTTCAAATTGATCTTTTTCTGCTTCAGGTTTGAATTTAGTTAATGATGGCATAAGGAATCTACCCATAAATAGATAAACTCCAGCTCTTTTGAATTGATCTAAATTAACTTTAGTAGTAGTTAATTCAGCACTTCCCAATACAGTTATATCTGTAAAAACATTAGATTTATAGGATTGCCACCAACGAATTCTTAAATCTCTAAAAACATCATTAGTAGTTTGTACTAACCAAGCTGTTACTTCAGACGCTCCACTTGCAATCCCATAGCCAAAAGCATTAGGTTGATACGCAGTTACATCTGAAGTCGCTATAACATCTGCTCCAGT